TTAATCGCCCCCCATCTCGCTCAGTATCTCGCCTAGGGTTGCCGATCCGGATGCATCGCTAAAACTCAGTCTGCCGCCGGAAACCTTAACAGATGCCCCTGACTCAGCTCCGGAGAAACCGCCAAGCACGACACCCTCCTCTGATCCACTGTCCAGATGCAGTACCAGGACCATCTCGCCCACCGCTAAATGCTGTGGCAAGCCAAGCGGGGAAAACACCAGGAGATCGCCCGTCACCTCATTGCCTCGATCTGGGTAGTTTACTGTCGCAGTTCCCTCCGCCTCGTTAAATGAGTTTACAAACCCGATCCTGATTGCCATGTCTACCTCCTACAGTCTATTAAATATCCGATATCCAGACACCCTCATCTTGCTCCCGCTGGATCCAGAGATGTTATGCGTTACTTTTTCAACAAAGTATTTGCCGGACAGAATTCCCATGTCCTCCCACTCAATATTGCAAGTCGCCACAATCTCCGGATCCTCCATCGCCGTGAATGAGATGGTGCAGGCTTTCTCGTTCTCCTCGTTGACTTTCGCTTTTGCAATTCTCAGCGCTTCCGCTTCGCTGTCTGCTTTTTGGCTGATGGTTAGGAGACGCTGATCCGTTCCGACTCCTACCGTGATTACCTGCTGCTTGCTATTCTTTTTCTTTTGCGGCACTGTGTAGGAGACGATTGCCCCGGTGTAAGTTCCCACCAGCGACTCTTCCCACTCATATTGACCGTCAAAATCGCTTTCCCGGAATTTTAACGAGGTTCCACGAACCTCATAGATCGCCTTATCAAAGATAACCAGGGCTTTTTTATAAACTTTGAGATACATTCCCTGTTTTTCGCACATTTCCGCAAGGAATGTGCTATCCGGCTTGTTATCCTGCGTCACTTTTTCGATGACCGGCTCCGCGCCCCAGTAATGGAGGTTTGTCATGGCGTACTTCTGAACCATCTGCTCCGCAATCTGCCGCAGCGTGATGTTGCCCCATGTCTTCGAGACGTTCTGCGTGGTAAATGATTCTGCCGCCGGAATGGAGATGCCCTTTACTACACACTGCCTCGGCGTGCCTGTGAACCGTACCGTGTCAAGGGTAAAGTTACCGCAATGATACCGCAGCAGGTCTCCCTCCTGTTTCCAGCTGTGCAAATAGTACGTCACATCAAGATCGTGCTCTTTCTCAAACCGGAAGCCTCCTGACTTGCTCAAAAAGTCAGTCGCACGGCTACAAAAGGTCAATGTGATGTCGTCCGATTTACCAGAGGCGTTATCTGTGTAACTTATCGACTCTAAGAGTCCAGGCGCCCATTCCAGCGGTATGCCGTCATATAAGATCTCAAAGGTCACGTGTCGATCATCCATCTAAGATCCGCCTCCATTCTGGATAATTTTCGGACAGCTTCGTCTCCAGAAATGACTCATCTTCCGGAAGTTTCAGTTTGACGCCCGTCGGAAAGATTAGATAGTCCAGTTTATCCGGATTCGCGTCCATGATTGCCTCACAGTGATGCTCGTCTCCGTATAGCTCCAGAGCGATCTGATCCCACGTCTGACCGCTCTGCGTGATGTAGGCTTTGTCCATAGTCCCTCCTAAAACGCAAGGCGCTGCTGATCTCTTAGATAACGCGCCATCATCATTTCAAATTGTTCCTGGTCGTTTCTGGTTGCCTTTCTGACTGTCTGCTCGTCCGCTCCATAAATTTGATAAGTCGGGGCGTATGTGATAGGCTGCGCCGCCTGCTGCGGCTGCGCTCCCCCACTTCCACCAAGGACGCCCAGTGCCTGACCTGCCTGCTGCCAGATTGACACCGACCGCTTAGATTTATCAAGTGGGACGTATGCCTCCGGTCCCGCCTCTGCCAGGAGCCCAAAATGCGGCTGATCAAAGATTCCGCCCTCGGCGTGACCTGGTATCACACCCGTTCCCGTGCTTGTATAACTTGGCTTGATGTTTACAGAGACATCGATCGGACTCCTAAATTTAGATTGAGTATAGGACTTTACATGATTATAGAGCTCGTTGATTCCCGGCTCTATTTCCTTCTTTTTGTCTGCAATTCCCTGTGCGAGTGACGGCGGCAGTTTTCCGCCCACCTCTTTGACCTTATTGTAGGTTGCCGTGTATTCCTCGCTTGTGGCGATCTTCTCTCCCGTATAGGACCAAATCGCATCCGCCCCGCCGGTGATCAATTCCAGCATTTCCACGTCTTTTAGCGCATCCGCGAGTGCTTTCGGCACTTCTTTTCCTGCCTGCAGCGTCTTTCTTTTGGCTTCCTCCATCTGCTGGATCGTCGGTGCCATATTGTCAAGCAGCTGCTGGATCGCCGCACGGCTGCCCTCGCTCAGTCCCTCCGTGTTTACTGCATTTATTCCAGTTGTCAGAATTTCGGTAAAATAATCGCCGTACATCTCCCCGAGGTTGTCGCTGTTGTCCATCTCTGTAAACGCCGTTTCCATGACTCCGTCAAGTGCCTCTTGCACCCTCGGAAGAGCCTCCCCTATCTCATCCGCCCATCCGGATGTGATCGTCTGGGTCATAAACTCGCCTGCTTTGGTCTGTACCTCCGCCATACGCTCCTGATATTGCTCCGTAAATGTCTTAACCATGTCGTCATAGGTTGACTGGTCGATGTCTCCACTATTGAGCATCATCTTGGCATTGTAGATGTTGAGCGAGAGCGAATCCTCATACGTCTTAGATGCCTCGTCCAGCTTCTCCTGCATCTCGCTCTGGAGGTTTTGGAACGAGTCAGCATCCAGTTTTACGCCGCTATATTTTGCCGTGACCGCCTCCATCGACGCCTCAACCTTGGCATCCGCGATCGTGTTGGTGATGTCACTCATTTGCTGCTGGATTCCCTGGATAACCTCTGTCTCGTCCATTGACAGAACGCCGTTTTCCATTCCCTTCTCATAAGCTTCGCCCAGCTGCTTGCCAAGTTCCTGGAGCTTGGCGTTCTGTTTCTCGTAGTAGGAATTGAACTGTGCCTCGATTTCTGTCCCTTCTTCGCTTCCGCCAAACAAAACATCAAGGTTGAGATTCATCGCGTACTGCTGTTGCTCTACCAAATCGATGGAGTCTTTGACAAACTGATCCAGCGATGACTTGTAGGACGAGTTCTCGTCCGCATTCAGCTCAATCCCCATCTGGACTTTCCAGTTCAATTTGTCCATTGTTTCCTGGCTCTTCTGGATGTTTCCGGCAATGTCTTTGACCTTGTCAAACTCCTCCATCGCTGTACTCAGCTTCGTAAGGCGACCGTCGTCAATGATTCTACTGGCTACGTCGTCCAGCTCGCTAAGCGAGAGGGACATGGTCCCGAAATGCTCACTGAGGTTTTCTTTTTTTAGTTTTTCGTTTGCGATCTTTGCCTGTGCCGCAATTCCTGCGATCGCTCCGACTGCTACCGATGCTACACCGATTGTCGCAAGCACCGGATTTCCTGCCATCGCAGCTCCGAGGGTCTTGACCGCTTTAGCGGTCGTCAGAAGTGTTTGCGAAACTTTTGCCGTTGTGATGGTCGCTGCCGCCGCTGCGATTCCGGAGCCTATGACATCCGGGTGATCTAGCATCCAGGAGCCAACCGCCATGACCGGCTTTGAAAAGTCCTCGAAGACTTGTGCTGCCTGTTTCAGTTCTCGTTTGGCAGTCGGGACCCCCTCCTTGACTGCTGCCGCAATCCCACCAGAAAATTTATAAACCTGCTCCGTGGCAAACTGTATGCCTTCGCGGAGCGGCTCGTTCAATCCGTCATAGATCTGAATGCCTGTATCCTGGAGCGCCGACTTCATGATCTCCAGATCTCCTTCCAGATTGTCCATCTTTGTCGATGCCATCTTTTCCAGCGCGCCGTCTGCGTGTTCCAGGGACTCATTCAGGTTGTCCCACTCGATCTGACCGTCCTCCAACGTCGTATTCAGACCTGATAAGAGCGCGTTCAAGGCATCCACGTGCTGTTTTCCACCGATCGCAGACAGCGCGGCGTTTCGCTCCTCTTCTGTCAGTCCTGAGACGGCATCATTTACGGTCTGCAAGGTCTCTTTTAATCCTTTAAACTTGCCGTTGCTGTCAAACGCTGAGATCCCCAGCTCTTTCATTTTCTTGCCAGCCTGACCAGCTCCGGTCGTCAGATTAATCATGACCGCATTCATGGCGTTTCCGCCTTCGGATGCCTTAATACCTCTGTTTGCCAAGACACCCAGCGCAGTTGCTGATTCTGCCAGCGGCACATGCAGGTTCTTCATGGTTCCGCCGACGCCCAAATAGGCTTCCATCAGCTGTTCTGCCGTCTGGTTTGATTTGTTATTCGCCTTGGCTACAATGTTAAGGTAACCGTCCAGATCATCAATCTGCACACCGAGAGCAGACATAGAATCCGTCACCAGATCCGATGCCCTGGCAAGGTCCATTTCCGTCGCCTCTGACAGACGCAGGACGCCCGGCAGACCCTTGATTGAGTCGTCCACAGACCATCCGGCCAGCGCCATGTATTCGAGAGCATTCGCTGAGTCTTTGGCAGTCTTTGAGGTTGTCCGTCCCATCTCCATAGCCGCCGCTCTTGCTCTCTCAAACTCTTCTGAGTTTGCATCCGCCGTCGCTTTCCAGGAGCTCATCGCCGTCTCAAAGTCTTTTCCGGTGCTGATGCTGGCAGCTCCGATCGCCGTCAATGCCGCCCCACCTGCAGCGGCCACTTTGGCTACCGTCGCAACCGTAGTTTTCAGACCCTTCCAGGCTCCATCTATCGCCGGGGCTGCTTTTTCGAGCGCTGCCTCGGTCGTCATCGTCTCAGCGTTTGCCGCTGCTGCGTCCTTAGCGATGGATTTTAACTGCTTTTTTGTCAGGGCAACGGAAGACTTTAAAGAGGCATCCACCATTCCGGCGATTTTGACCGCCAGCTCGTACTCTTTTTTGCTCGACATCCGCTACCCCTCCTTTAAGCATTCTATGATTTTTTTTATTTCATCAAGTGGCTGGGACATCATATAGTCCAGCCCCGTCCGGGTGCGAATTGCCAATCCAACCACACACCTCCGGATCGCGTCTATATCTCCTATCCCCTCGCGTAAAAAAAAGTCGCCACCATGTCACGCAAGCGGATGCTGTCCCGCGCACTCATGCGATCGCAAAAGTTACTGGGTCTCTTATTGACTTTCGCACCGACCAACAGCGCATACTCTCTCGTGGTGTCCATTCGCATTCCGTTATAGCCTCGTTTCAGCATCTCGCGATCGATGGAGCACAGATCGCCAGCCGTTAAATCTACCAGTCCATTCATGTCAAGCTCCACGATCTCCTCGCCATCGTATTTGTACGGATCCGCCAGTTTCATGATGAGCTCCTGGCGCATCTCGTCCGTGATTTCCTCTTTCTCTTCGGTTCCTTTGGTTGCTGACTCTTTTTTCTCGTTCTCTTCCATCTTGCCCTCCATTAGCACATCTTGCGAATTTTTGCAGTGATATCTTTTCCATTGACGACCACCTTATTCGAGATCTTGTCGATCTCCAGCACGCTCTCTCCATTTAATTCGATGAGTAAACGGTTGACTGTCATCGTGATTTTAGAGCCAAACGTCTCTCCTCTCTTCACATTGCCAGGGCTGAGGTTCTTGACCTTTCCGCTAACCATGTATCTAAACTGAATCGCGTCTGTCTCTCCTGTTCCTCTATTCTCTGTCTGGATTGCTCCTCTGACATTAAGCACAGCATTCTTGGTAGTATCAAGATAGTTAATCAGCTGCGTATATGGCGTGTCTACCGGAATTTCCTGTGTTATCACATCGTACAGACCGAGTACCACCACTTCCATCGGACTCATTCCGGCGCCTTCCATCTGCACCGTTTTGGCCGCGACCTCTGCAAGCGTCATATCGTTTGTGACTCCGATAACCTTGTTTCCGTCTCCGTCGTAGACTCCAAAGTCATTTAAGACCTGTGGAATTATTGATGTATCAAATCTTGGCATCTTATACACCTCCCATTGCATCCGTCAGAATTGACGGGTCAAACCGAATCTCATCTGTAATGTGCTGCGCCGGTCCCCAGAATGCGATATCCGTCTTAAATGCCACCTCTCCGTCTGTGAGCAAGGTGTTGTCTGCATCGTAGCTGATCGTACCGCCTGCAATCTTGTCCGGCGTCAAGCTGTTTAGATACTGATTCTCGCTGTCCGTGATTGCCTGGATCAGCACCGGATTCGCATTGTCATCGACCTTACTCTTATAAGTCTGGATGATGTGGTTCCGGTACCACGACATCATGCGGCGACAGTTGATCCATTTATCCTTCACGGTCGTGACTCCCGGATATGCTGCAGTCACATTCCCCCAGGATCTCCAACCGTTATCATTGATCGCGGTCACGATGCCATAAGAGTTAACAAGTTCCGCCTGTGCTGTGTCGAGCAGGATTTCTGTCCCGTCTGCCAGAACTGCTGCGTCAATATTTAACAGCTCATTAGACGGAGACTTGCACGGTACGTCGTTATTTTTGGACATATCCGTGTAAGCTGCCATCGCCGCCCAAACTGCTGAGTAGCTATAGACTGCGTCCCCTTTTTTAACCAACGGCCAGCAAAGGATCTGATGCTTTCCAGCCACACCCATGGCCTCTTTTTTCTCTTTCAGCCCAGAATATTCCCGGGCGGTGGTGGTGTCCATATCGACCACACATTCGCAGGTAAATACACCGTTTAAAGACTCGCATTTTGCCGCCATCGCCGCAGCTACAACCGGCTTCTTAGACCATCCGGGACACACCAGCAACCCCGGAGTCATGCCAAATTTAGGGTATACCTGGCGGATCAGTTCCATTCCCGTCTCGAGTCCAGTTGCCACATCATAGCCGCCCACGATGTCAGACTCTGACACCTTGCTCGGGTCCAGCTGTGTCGCCGTCACATTGATGGATGTTGCTGCCGCGCCTTTCCCGCTACTTAACAAAGTGATGTCGATCTCCCCAGTGCTATCAAAGCTGGCGATATAGTCCTTATCCACTTCCAGCTTGGTGCTTGCCTGGTCCGTGACGCTCAGGGTCGCCATCATGATTCCCTGCTCTGCGATGTGCGCCGTCTTAGCTACGACCGCGACCGTCTTTTTGCTGAGCTCTTTTTTGTGTTTTTTCGGATCCAGCACGTTAATCATCACATACGGGGCGATGTTAAACAGATCGCCGTTTGCCGAGATGGACTGACAGATGGTGTAGCTATCAAAGTCGCTACTGTAACCCATCTTTCTCTGTGCCTCGGTCTTGCTATAGGCAATCACCGGGGTATTTACCGCCGCTTCCGGATCCTCCGCTAAGTTGATCGGGGCCACACCGACGATCACCTGGAATCCCGCGCTGCCCGTCTGCGGGGCAATAGACTCCACTTCACTCTCTGTGGTTTCAATTCCGTGTTTAAATGCCATTTTTACTCTCCTTTCGCGATAATCTCAGCTGCTGCCGCGTAGCATCGGCTGATTGCTGACTCTGGATCATCCTTGGCTTTTCTGGCTGCTACCAGATCGTTGATATCAACGATCAGCTCTGCAAACAACGGGTATTTCTCCACCTTTTCCGCCAGCAGCTCCGGAAGCCCGTTGGTGTACACACTGGCGTATGCTACGCCCTTAAATGTCGGTCCAATGTACATCTTTGTTGATTCTTTCTTTACAGTTTCCACCGTTTCTTTTTTTTCGGTCATGTAAACCTGCTCTCCCTTCTGATTCCTGCAAATTCAAATTCCAAGACCGCCGCGCCCGTGAAAAATGGGTAGACATCCTCATCCCCTACAGCCCAGTCAATCTTGCCCGTAAATGTATATTGACGATCCAAGACCGGATCCTTTGCAAATCGCTCATAGACCGCAAATATCAAATTTAAAATGTCCCTGTGTCCCTGATTCTCGGGACGGTTATCGTAGATGGCAAACTGTACCGCTACGGTAACCTGTTGCTTTTCGTTCGGTCCCTGGACTGTGCCGCTGTCAATCTTAACGACGCACCAAGGGCACTTACGGGTCACGTCCTCCTCTGTCTCTGCTGTGTAGTCCATCGCATAGACATCTCCCTCTTCTTCCGGTTCCTTCTGGAGTTTCGGAAGCGTCTGGGTGTACACCCGCAGCCGTTCCGTCCTCTCATTGGTCTGAGGTTCAAAAAAGCGCATCCCGTCGGTTATCTTTTCAATTTCCGCCGCCAGTGCCGATTGCAAAAACAGCGGCGTTTTTGCCGTCACAAAATCCATTTACTTTCCTTTCTCGAGCGCCTTGTCGAGGGCTTTCTGGCACTCTTGCTGGAGCAGCTCCCCGATATCATCGCTAACCGCTCCATATACCTTTTCATTCTGAACCATGACCTTATCAGACGATCCCATAAGCGCTTTTACTTTGTCGTAGCCCCACTCATTTGCCTTGTGTCCCTTGGTTTTTCCGCCGCCTATCCGGACTACAAGTAAATCTTTTCCGTTTGGGGCATTAATGGAAAATGCGTTGCTGAGTACTTTAAGCCTACCCTTTTTGAGCTGCGCCGCCCTGACCGTGATTTTCTTCCGCTTGCCATTTTTCCAGATCGGTGTGGTAGTCATTCCCGCCTTGTTGACTCGGAAGCTGTTCAGACGATGCTGCTCTGAGCGAAACAGAATTTGCACGCTTGTATTCTTGACGCTCGCCTTATCAATGGACGAGCGCCCCAGGATCCCCTTCGGGGCACCTCCTCCATAAATGCTCTTAGCCTGCTGCGCCAGCTTTTTTTGTGCCTTTTTGGCTGTGTTATTAACAGCCGATTTAAAAACTGATTCCTCCGACTTTTCTAGTGGTTTGATCGCCTCGACAATCCGGTTGTACATGTCGGTATCAATGCTGATCTGTATCATGCTCTGATCGCCCCCAGTGTGATGGAATACATTCCGCCCTCATCGATGCAGTCCTGGATAGTGTAGATCTGGCGATCCATCGTCAACTGACGACCAATCGCCGGAATCTTTCCAAACTCACGTTTAGCCACATAGATGATGATCTGGCGCTCAAACAGACCGTCGGTTCTTCCGTTTTCGGTCTGTTTTTTGCTACGTTCGACCACCTCGTTTCCATCCACAACGACCGTCATCAGTTTTCCGTCTATGGCATGCTGCTCTCCAAATTCATCGCCGTTTAAAAAAACCTTGTTGACATCGTCCATTAAGATGCTCTTAAATCCCATAGCCGCTCCTTTTTGGTCTCCGTAGTGCAGCCTAAACCACGTCAGTGCATTCACTATCCCAGCAGATTGACAAGGATTTCCGTGTCTGCTGCTGCCGCTGCTGCCGCCGCATATCCCGCCGGTGTGTTGGATGTCGATGTATTTGTGATTCCTGTTCCGTCAAAGTACACAGCCGCGCCCATCTCGATCGCAGCCGTGCCGGTCTTTGGCATTTTAAACGCTCCATCCATGCAGACGGTTCCAGCTTCCCCCGGCAGGATGTCGCACGCGGCGACTCCTACTCTGGTTTTTAATGCGATAATGTCACCTGCCTCGATAGCCGTTGCGGTTCCGTTCGGGTAGTCCAGTTTCTTTCCAGCCTGTACATAGGTTGCTTTTGCCATCGTTTAACACCTCCTTACATCGTCACTCCGTTATTCCTTGCCATGCCTCTAAAGTCACGAACCGAAATGCCCCAATCTGTGTAGATGTCCCAAACAAATCCGAGGGTTCCCGGTGTTTCCATGCGTCTCACGATCGGGGTCTCCTGACCGTTTAAGTAGTCGATCTGGATCGACTTTGCGGACAGCTGATCCGCCACCATAAACCACGGTACCTCCTTGCCCTTTGCCAGCGCATTGAGGACTGGGGTCTGGATGACCTGAATCGGATAATTTGCCATCGGGTTGTAGTCGTTATTTGCGCTTCCCGGAACGTGGGTGGAGTTGAGGATCACGGAGATGTCAAACTGATAGCCTACCGGCACGATCATGTATTTAGGGTTGATGTAGATCGCCTCTCCAAACGGATCGGTCTGCTGCTGCATCTTTAAAATCATCTCCTGCATGGATACCTGGGTCGGCTTGGATGCCTTGGCAATCAGGTTTTTATGATCTGTTCCAAACAGTTTCTTACCGTCAAACGTAGCGCCATTGCTGTAAAGGATGCTGTAGACCTGCTTGTCGATAGTCTGTTTTGCCTTTGCTGCATACTGCCCCGGAATCTTGGATAAAAAGCCGATATCGTCGTTGATAAACGCCTCGCGCGTCATGCTAAACTGTTTACCGTATGTTTCCAATTTTCTTGTCGGCAGCATTACCGTCTGCGGCTTGTCCGCCTTAATCTCGCCGTTCTCTCCAACTTTTTCGAAGTCCGACAGGCCACCCATCAGGTACTCATGATCCTTTGACTCCTTAAAGTCTGACAGTGTGCCTTTAGATGTCCAGAGCTGGAAAGTCGTCGGCACCTGGTTGTAGATCGTCACGATGCTCTTGCGGATGGTCTGATCCATGATTTCCGGAAACGCCGAGGTCGGATTGTAAAACTGGCGGCACAGGTTATCGTAGAGCTGATCTCCACTCATCCGCAGCATCTCTCTCGTGTCCTGTCCCTCTCTTGCCAGACACTCGATCGCGAGGTTTTTCAGTGGCATTCCACGAAAACCCTCGGCTCCGCTTGCCGGTTTGTCCACAGTCATGCCCGCTCTGAGTGCAAGACCGTCAATCGCAGCCGCGCGGAATTTGTCCCCCTCGTCAGCTGTTACCTTAGTGTTAATCGGCGCGGCGGTCCGTGCCAGCTTGTCCAGAATTAAGCCTCTGACCTCCTCCATGCTGTTTCCGGCATCAATGTAGCCGTCCACATCGTCATCCATGTCAAAATTCCGGCACAGCTGACGGATCTCTTTGCAGCGTGCGCGTTCTGCTGCCAGCGCTCTCTCGGCTGCGCCCTCTGCCCCACCCTCCGGCGGTGTCTGTCTCTGCCGATCTGGATCTGCGCCCGGGTCCTGGCTTCTCAGCTCTTCCAGTTTTCCTTGCAGATCATCCCATTCTCTCTTTTCCTCCGGCGACAGATCGCGGTTCTGGCTCTTTGCTAGATCCAGCAGCTCCTGCTGCCGTGCAAGGATTGCTTCCTTTCCCATTAGTTAATTCCTCCTTTTGCTTTGTTTATTTTTAACTGCCGACTGTAATAGTCAGCGGTTATTCCGTTTACTGGCTCCATCGAGCGCCCCACACCGACCGACGCATCCGCCGGAACAGACACGATCGAAATCTCATACGGCATCCACCGCTTTGCGATCTCGCATGGTCCTTTGAACCTGCCGTCAAGTGACTTTTTTCCAGGCAATACCGACTCCCAGTTATTAACGATGTAGCCCGTCGAGACTCCCCGGAGTGTGCCAGATTTGACCTTTTGATAAATCTTGTCTGACTCCTCATCCTCGTCAAATCGAATCTTGGCTTTTCCCCGGTTATTTTCGATCCATGCCTTTTCTACTTTTGCGATGACGATGTCCCGTTTATGATTAAACAGGACGCATCCCATCTCCGACAGTCTCGATAGATCCACGCATCCGTCAGAGTGATCCAGAATTTCCGCGCCCCACCATCGCTCGACGATGATTTCCGACGAGAACGACAGTTCGACGACCCTGTCCTCACCCTCTACCGCCCTAAATTCCATCGGCAGCGAGCGCTCCAGATTTCCCATCATTTCATTACTTTTCTTTTCCTGCTGTGCTCTTTCCTCCAGCTTTGGCACCAAACATCACCTCCATCATGTCAATTCCACACGCGTCTCCATATTCTTTGATCTCCTTTATTTCGTCAATCATCTCTTTCCAGTCTTTTCCTTGTTCTGCCACTAAGTCCGCCCAGCTCTTCTGGCCAGTTTTCAGTGCGATCTGATTCGCTTCCGTCTCTTTCTTCGGGTCGATCCATTTCTTTGGGGCTTTTATCCACTTATGAGCAAGGTAGTCGTCTTTTTTGTCCCAAAAGTCCTTAATAACGACCTTCCCTGACAGGACGCAGGAGATCACGAAACTCTGATAAATTTCCGTCAGGATGTCGATCAGATGCTCGCTGTCCTCTCCATAGGTCAGCTCATCCTCGATCATTCCCTGGCGTGCGGAGCTGTAATTGCTTTCAGACATGTCGCGGCTGACTGTCTCATACGAGAGTCCCTGACCGGCTGCGATCAAGCGGATGTGCTGCTTTGAGAATGCCGTCGCATCCGACGACTGTCCGGACGGATTGACGACCGCCACATCGTCGCCCTCGTTTAAATTCATAATCATTCCCGGTGATACCGTTTTGCCATCATAGTCATATCTTCCGTCTTCCGTCCGCTGCCCTCTTCCGCCGATTCCGAGCCCGGTCTGTGGCAGAATCCGCTTGATAAAGATCGACAGACACGCCAAAATTTTTTCTTTGACTCCGATCGCTCGAATAAACTCATCCAGCGATCTCACTCTTGGCATCGTAGGCGCTAGGTCGGTCGCCTCCCTGATCTGCGTCGGGCGGGTCTTTGTATACCAGAAAATCACGTGTTTCGCATCGACGTAGACGGGATCCGTGTTGATGCTGCCGTCAATCTCATATGTGCAAATAAAGTAGCCAACCGGCTTGTTGAATGAGTTGTATTCAATTCCGCCGACTACCCGGTTTGCCTTGTCATGCGGCACCATATGATTCAGATCCAGCTCATCCACTTCGATGCACTGGAGCTGGAGCGGAATCATGCCCTCTTTTGTGTATCTCTTTAAAATCAGGATTCCGCCGTCAACTTTCTTCCTCTGGACCGCCATCCTCATGATCTCGTTGAGGCTCTGCGTGCCTGTCACATCACAATTTCGGGCTTTGCACCACTTTTCCCACAGCTTCTCCAGCTGTCCGTTCAGATCATCGTCCCCCGTCTTGACTCGGAGACGATATCCAGCGCCGTACACATTGCGTTTATATGCGCTCAAGACCGCGTTCGCCACATCAGAGTTTCGTTCCAGATCCCTCGCCCTGGCTCTCAGCGTGTCGCGGCTGTATCTGTCAGTGGCCTCAGCCGACTCAATTTGTGCCCGCCAGTTGGCGTTTAATCTTCCGTGATCGGCGGCGTCGTATCCTCTCTCTCTGAGTGCCTGGCGATATTTCTCACGTTTCCATCCAGCCTCCGGCGATATCCACGCGACCGCCCTATCTAAAATGTTTCCCATCAGTACCTCCCATCAAACACAGCTACCACCGTGTCACCAAACAGGTTTTGATCGCCGGATGTCGCGATCTCCGCCCGCAGCTGCGCCTGCATCTTCAGTAGTGTGTTTAAGTCGGCTCTCGTGAGCTGTTTGGTGCCGATTTTGTAGCTCTGACCGCCGACCATGATTTTGTGGATTGCCTCGTTGACGGTGGCGAGCTGCTCCTCTTTGCTCTCAAATCCCTCCATAGTGCCTCCTTTATGTCGCGTGTATTTCTGTTTCCTGCTCCTGACTCATCAGCAGCACGCTTTACTGGTACAGGTCTAAGACCTCCGCCATGTATGCCTCCAGCTCGCTCCCCTGAGTCAGCACCACCCTGGCTGCAAAACCGGTTTCTAGCCCTCTCGTCTCTGTTCCGGTCGCATTAAACCGATAGATCCCCGGAGCCGCACCGATGTACGCCATCTTGCCAAATGTTAATCCGATTAATAGTCCAGCATCTGTATCTCGCATCCGTTCTCCATCGTCTCCTCTGCTTTTACATAGACCTTGTTTGTGATGTCCGTCATTCGCGGTTGCAAGCACGTGATTACGACCCTCGCCGTCTGCGCTGGCACTACGATGCCCGTCTTGTCATCGTCTCCAAATCTAGCGATCAAGTCCCTTGTCGTAAAATTTGCGACTACAAATCGGCTGCCGACTTCATTGAACCCAAACAGCACATCCTTTCCTGCTACCGTTTCTTTTCTGACAACTCTCATGCTACCCTCCATTAAATCCAGTTCTCATTTCTCTCGATCCATGACTCCTCCGCCGATTTTTCCGGCTTTTTCGGCTGCTGCCGCTCTGGCTCTGCTTCTAGGTGCAAGTTTCTGACGCCTCGAATCTCCGCTGCTGCCAGCGCATACACCTCGCAGTCAAGATAGTGGTTATCAGCGTGGCTGTATTTAGGCTCCCATTTGAGCACCTTCTTGCCATTTCCTGCCCTTGTTGACACCTTATGCTCTGACGTAACCTGCTTTGCGTACTCCTCGTCACAATCCTTATAGACCATCCAGCTGCCGGTCCCGTTTTCTCGCTGCATTCTGGCGGCGATTGAATCTTTAAGCTGACCGCCATCCACAATCACCAGCTGCATCCCGTAGGCTTTTGAATCCCTCTTGTCAATCTTTGAGATTTTGTATCTATCCCGCATCGGGTTAGATGCACCTTTGACCGGTGTCGCCCAGTCTCCATTGTCGATACAAAAGTCGTAGGTCGCGTCTGCCTGGTAACCGGAGTCGATCAGCGCCAGCTCGACCGTCATGCTGCGTCCGTCCTCCGTCTTATACTCCAGATTCATGACGCGCTCGATGTCAGCAAACGAGAGCACCTGCCCGTGTGTGACGTTTTGGCTGGTTGTATAATCTCCAAATGCTCTGATTGTGTAGTAGAGGCTCGTCTCCTGCACATCCACGCCGCCGGTCAGCATCTTGGCCCATGCCGGGACAACAAATTCCGGCAGGTCGGTTTGTCGCTCCATGACTAAGTCCTCCGACGTTTTGAGCTTGGTATCTTCCCACGCCTCACCCAGCCAAGAATTGACAAAGTTCTGCAGCTTGTCCGGATCGTCTTTGGATTTTAAAAACTCCTCGACGATATCCGCCCACTTCAGGAACATGGAGTAAAGAGAGTTGATCCAGAATCCCACCGACTTCGGCTTTCCGATTCCGCGCTTTTTGACCGCTCTCCATTCTCCGCCCCGCAGCATCTTGGGCTTCTGGCTGTCTGTAATCTCACAGCCGCACTCCTGACAGACATAGACCGCTGTCTGTGCCCGCTCGTATGCGCTCATGGTCTTTGCCTCGTCCTTGTCAAAGATGATTTGCTTAAATTTAAGCTCGATGTACTCGCCACAATGTGGACACGGCACGAAGTAATGGCGCACCTCATCCGCATTGTCATGCAGATCCCAGATATAATTTGTCTTTAAGGTCGGCGTCGAGCAGGCAAACACCTTTTCTTGTGGTCGGAATGTCTTGGTACGCTCTAGCGCCAGGTTGTACGGGGATGCCTCTTTTTTGGACGCTCCGCCCATCTTGTCGATCTCGTCAAAAAAGAGATATTTGATAGGCTTAGACGCCAATTTCGCCGGAGAGCCAGCGCCGCGCAGATAGAGCAGCATCGGTTTAAATTTGAGTTTCAGCTCCTTGGATGCGTTCTCCAGAAAGATCTGTTTAATTTCTGGAATCAGGCGAAAAGCCGGCTTTAAAAAGTCGTTTGACACGTCTTTTGCTAAGTCATCCGACGGATAGACGATCATTGTCGGCGCCGGTTGCTGCATGATGATGTAGCAGAGCATGTTTATCAGCGCCGCCGTCCCTCCAATCTGTGACGCCTTGCAAAAATACACCTGGCGAATGTACTCATCGTTTAGGGTATTCATGATCTCGACAAGGTACGGCGTGACGTCGTTGGACCATCGCCCGGCGAGGTTGCTGGAATCGTCTAGGATTCTGTGACGCTCCGCCCAGTCGCTAACCAGCAGCATCTCCTGCGGCTTCAAAGCCTTGCAGGCAACACGCATAAAAAGCCGTTTGGTCTTTTCTCTGGTTCTGCTTCTCTGACTCATGTATCCCCATCTTCCTCCTCGTCCTCTTCTTCCATCTCTTCAAAGGTTCCGGCCGCCTGTCCGTCGATTTCGTCCGGATCGTATTCCGACAACTCCTCCAGCGCCTCGTTGAGCGCCTTGGTGACCGACTGCACAATCCGGTTTATGTCGGATTCCCCCGCCGTCTGCATCGCAATCTTGGTCGGTAGGGATAGGATCCGGCTTTTAAAGCGTGTCAGCATGTCCGTCAGAAATGCCTCCACATCTGCCGCCTCATGCAGCTCTCTCCGCAGCCTCCGAAGCCTCAAAATTGAGATCTGTTTCTTGATTTCTTCGTGCTGCGCCTGGATCTGTTCCTTGCTGATCGATGCACTGCGTCCCATTTCCGCATTTACTTTAAAATTGATGTACTCCTGGACACAGTTTTCGAGGATGTATCCGCGACCCTTTGGAGCTGTTTCAAACAGTCCCTCCTGACGCAGATTTCGCACCTGACGCGCTGAGATTCCAAGGCATTGAGCCAATTCTTTTTGATTCACAATCATGCTGTCTGTCTTTCCCTCCCATCGTCAGATTTCTTTCCCGTCCCGGGAATCGGAAAAGCGGAAGGAAGTACCATATTTTTTTTGCTTTTATCGGCAAAAAAGCTGCGCGTTCCCCGCCCCGCATGGCTCCCGGGGGGTGGGGAAGTACCTTTTCAGATCGCCCAGGCTCTCCAGAAAACCCAAAAACAGGGGTACCGCCTTGTTCCGGGCGTCCCCCTGTGTCTCTATTCTTTATACTGAGCCCGTCTCCATGCTCTTTCTTTCTCTTCGCTTTCCATGCTATCATAATAGCACGATGCAATGTCCGTTTGAGTCTCATTTTTCATTTGTTTTTCTGATTCTGCTTTCTCTGCCTCTCCTGCTGCCACAGCATCCCTCTGTCCGCCTGCCACTTCTCATAGCTCTCTCGATTCTCTTCAATTATCCTTTCGATTTTCTCCTTGCTAAGCAGCATAACAATCGCACTGTTATATCTTTTATAACACTGACTCCGTGACATCGGGATGCTGTCTTGTATCTCCTTCCATGGCTTTGTATCAATGTGGCGCATCTCGCAGATCTCCCGCTCCAAGCTATCCCACGGCAGCTCGTCCAGAATATCCATGACGCAGACGATCGCCTGCTCTATCTCTTCCTGTTGCTTATAAATCTTATCCTCAATCTCCGACATTTTTAAAACAATTCTAGCCGCTCCCTCATCCTCTCCGGACGTTCTGGGTAGCGGCTTGCATCTTACCCCGCCAAGCGGGGCATTTCTCTCTGCTCTTATCTTTTCCAGCCTCTCATCAAGGTGCTTCTTTTTCTGGCGTGCCCGGTAAATCCTGCCGAGCAGCCATCTCAGAATTTCCTCTCTTTCGTTTTCCTTTTTCATCCTCTACCTCCACCAGTTCCCGCCCATCCATTTGCATGTCATCCTTCTGGCGTTTCGCTCCGCTTTGATATATGCGCGCGTCCTAATCATTGGTCTGTGTCTCATCCGACGATCGTTATTTGCCGCCATCCGCCATGTGATCCGTTCTGAGTGCTCACGCGACAGAGGCGATGCTTTTATATTCTCTCCTGCACTCTCTCCAAAGCTTCTCGCATCGGCTCTTGGTTCTTTTTCTTTTTCGACTGCTACCGTCAACGCTTCTCCTCGCACTTCTGCCTCTTTCCGGTCTTCCTCTTCCTTCGCCACCTCAATCTCCGCCCGATGCTCATCAGTGGCGTGTCCTATCGGTGTGACTGTCGGCGGTTCTTTCTTGCTCTCCCCCATGATTTTCTTTCTCATCCAATCTATGATCCCCATCAAACTCATTATCGCATCTCCCTTCTCTGCTCAATTAAACGGCAGCCCTTCATCCTCTACTCCGTCCGGGATATTCATAAATCCGTCGGCGGTCACACTCGATGGCTGCGGGTTCTGGCTACTGCCTGCGTTTTCTGCCGCCACGTTCTTGCTCTCTGCAAATTCCTGTTCTTCTACAACCACCTCTGTTGTGTATACTTTCTGACCGTCGCGGTTCGTGTAGCTGCCTGTCTGGATTCTTCCGGTTATTACGAGCTTGATGCCTTTGTAAAAATGCTTCTCCGCAAACTCTCCCGCTCTGTCGAATGCGATGCATGGGATGAAGTCCGCCGTCTGTCCGCCTCCGTCCCTGCTGCCCCTGCGGTCTACTGCGAGCGTATATCTGGCGATTGCCATTGACCTCTCACCCTGCGAATATCTGACCTCCGGATCTCTTGTTAATCGTCCCATTAAGATGACTTTATTCATTTCCCCATGTTCCTCCTTTAAACATTTCCTCTCCTATTTCCGTGTATTTCTTCTGGATGCGTTCAAATTCCCGTTCCCACTTTTCTCCGTGCTCTGCTTCCATCCCTGCTGCCACGTGCGCCAGCTCATGTGCAAATATTTCTGTCGCGTCTTTGATGGTCAAACCGGCGTCGATTGTAATCACCGGCTTTTCTCCGTCAAGGTACTCTGTATATCCAAATACCGCTTTTCCTTCCTCATCTTCCAAGTTCTCTCCCATAAAAGCTATATACTCCTTATCTGGATAAAGGCTCTTAAATGCCTTATCCAGAATTTCAAACGGCGAATTTAAAAATATCATTTTTCTCCTTTCCTATGCTTCTGGTATCTTTTCAAACTCTCTGTATCCCCGCGACGCAATAGCCATCTACCAGCGCCGAGGATGTGCTGGCATCATCCACACCGACGATCGCAAGTTCCATCTTTCTCCCCGTCTGCTCTCCCTGGCTCATCTCGATCGCTGTCACAACCATTCCATGTTTTATCTTGATGTTTTTTAATATCAAATATTTTTTTCTCCCGGCGATGATGTCCGTGTATTCCGTCACGGACAGGCTGACGCTTATCGGTTCTTCTGTCTCTGACGGGAGCTTGCTCAGCTTCTCGTCCCGCTCCATCTCCTCTAGCTTTCTGGCTGTCTCCCGGTCAATGGCTGCCTGCTGCTCATCATATCTCTGCTCCGGTGTCTTCTCTGCCTCCACCTTATTGACATACTGATCGCAGCGTTCGCAGGTGCTTGCCTTGACGTTACAGTCCATGTATCTCTTGCAGGAGTAGCACAGCGATGTGATGCTGTCCGGGTGCGCCTGCTGCCATATCGCATCATCCTCCTGCCCCGGCTCTGGCTGGCTTAACTGCTCTGGCTGATTTGCTCTGGTGTCAGAGTCTGACTCCTGTCCATTTTCCGATCCGCCCTCATTTTCCGGCTCATCCGCAGCGCCGTCCTCAAAATCTCGCGGAAATTCTATCTGTCCCGGCAGATTATCTGGATCTGGCTCTTGCTCCGGCTCCTGTCTCTTGACACCCTTGACCTCTTTCCAGGTGGGCGCGTCTCCGCCCTCATGCGCTGCCAGCAGCTCCTCCTGTTCTTCTCTCGGCATCCCGGAGAGCTCATAAGCTGCCGAGAACGTCAACCTTCCGTCCTTTAACTGATCTACAAACTCCGGAATCAGATTTGCATTGATGCCGTCAATCTGCGCGATCTTGGTTGCTGACAACCTCATGACGCCCGCCACCACATCCCGGAGTTTTGTGCCTGACAACTTGGCTCCCTGCAATGTCAGATCATGATCTCTCATGTACTGCAAAGATTCCTTGAGCCGTTTCGCTTCCTCCAGCTGATCGCCTACCGTCTTTGTCCGGTAGGAGTTGGCGATGATGAGCTGCACCATCTCCTCACACTCCTCCGCCGGTGTCAGAATCTGACACGTTACGATTTCAAACTCTGCGTGACCGCTTTCAATCAGGTGCTTGAGTGCCCTGTATCTCTTCTCGCCAGAGATGATGCGATATTCTCCCCGGTCGCACGGGGCATATGTAACCGCTATATTCTCTATCAGTCCCACCGCGAGGATGAGGTCTGCCAGCTCCTCTATATCCTGCATCGAGTAAAAGTTTTTATCGTTGCTGTAGATCTTTGCGACGCTGATATCACGCGTCCGGAACCTCGCTTTCGGCGTATTCTCCGCTGCCGCCCTACTGTTTTTATTGAGCGCATCCAAGACGCTCCAACCTGCTGCCATTGCTTATCCTCCTTGTCCTTTATCCCCGTATTTTTCCACATTATCCACATTTCCGGAGGGGCAACCGCTACCCCTACATATCCTTTAACAACTCATCCGTGACGGCTCTGTAATCTTTTGTCACGATTCCGTTTTTAGAAAACTTCGGCAGTGGTACGCGCTCCATCGTGGCTTTTTCAGCGATGATCGATCGCCTGACGACCGTCTCAAAACATTCCTGACCTGATGACTGTTTCAGCCATTCCTCCACCTGGCAGCTCGTCCCATTCTTCTGACGCATCGTCATGAGTAACTTCATCCGGACGTCCGGGTTAAATGCCCGGAGGTCGTCCAGCTGCTCCTGCATGTTTGTGATTGCTTCGATCTCGAACCCCCCAACCTTAACCGGGAGAACTACGAGATCCGCCGTCACGAGGACATTAATCGCCGTCATGTCCATCAGTAAGCCGCAATCTACGATGCAATAATCGTATTGATCGCGAACATCATCGATCGCCATCCGGAAGCGAAGGATCTGGTTGTCCTGCTCGTCCTTTAAGAGATTCGCGTTTGTCTGCATCAGGAAGCCGTTCGCCGGAATGATGCTGACGTTTTTGTACTCCGTTTCTTTTATCAGGTCTTCCGTGTCATATGGTCCGCCGACGGAGGCGTGCTTTTCCAGTAACTCAGACATTCCCGTCCCCTCCGGTTCAAATTTACCGTACAGCATGGAGATATTGCCCTGCTGGTCGGCATCTGCGATGAGCACCCGCTTGCCTTTCTCGACTCCGAGAATATAAGCCAACGACGAGGCTGTCATTGTCTTTCCTACTCCACCCTTCTGGGTCATTACCGCGATAATTTTCATGATGTGTGTCCTCCTATGTCAATTTTTAAATTCTTTCGTAATTCTTCTTTCTCGATATCTGTTTGACCTGTCCATCCTTGTAGATTCTCAAGTTTGGATTCTTCATACTATCGTTATTTTTCCCTTCGCCTTCATCAATCGGCCACAAATTGATATACTCCTCGATGACCTTGATCGCCTCGTCCGCTCCATAGCAGACCGCGCAGTAATTCCCGACCTCTGCCAACTCCCGAAGTACCTCTTTTTGGCTCTCCTGCAATGTGCCCCGGTCATATTTAAGCTCTATGTATAAACCTCTGTAGATGCCCTTCGGCACCGGCAGGCAGAGATCCGGAATACCGGCTACAACGCCCATCTGTTTGAGCTTGACCGCCTCCGCCTTGTTCCGGCTCCCACCATTAGGGCAGTGATGCAGGAGTTTTAACTCCGGGTGCCTCTCCTGCTGCCATCTCGCCCACTGGATCACATTGATCTGCTCTGTGTCCTCACTTCTCAGCCTGTTCCTCAAATTCATCCAACTTTTTCCTTTCATACCGACATTCTAGTCTTTTCCCACCGACCGTGTAGCGTCCGACCTTGTTCCGGTCGGCAGTTATATTGGCAAGATAGTAGCCATCTATGCCGCACATGTAGACAATATCCCCGTATCTGTTGCCTATCGGAAACTCTATACAATACCGGCAGTTCCGGCAGCATTCAACCTCTTTTTTCTTCACTTTCCCACCTCGCCTTTTAATGATTCTTTCTAAGATGCCTATTCCCATTTTTATCAATCCTCCTGGTCGGATAGAAAATCTTTTCCCTCGCCTCGTCCCACTCCGCCAGTATGACCGTTGAGATTGTCCGCCCCGCCATCCTGGCTATCTCTGCATACGTGTAGGCTCCTGGGATCTTCTTCCCCGTCTACTCATCAAATAACCCGTGCAGCTGTTTCATTCTGTCTCGCTTTCCACTTCTCTTTCCTCCTCTTCTGCTGCTAGCAGCTCTTCTTTGTCGAAATCACGCTCTTCGACCAGATTTGCGACTACGGCAGGAACCGGAGCATCCGTAATCCAGCTCGTCACAACGCCATACTTTTTTCTCTTCTTAATGTCCACCACTATGATTGCCAGTTCTGCTTCCGGGTCAAATTTCCGCAAATATTCAATCAGTTCTTTGTTTTTCATTTCTCTTCCCTTTCTCATTGTCCTCGTAGAGCTCCGGAAGCGGCATCCAGGCAAGAACCTCCACCCATGGATAACTTAAATCTTCTTTTCCTTCATAATCTTCCGGGTTTAAGTCATAATTGAAACTTTCGCATTCCATGTCGATGTACCACCAACCCTCAGCGTTTCGTTTTGCCAGGGTAACATAGAGCACTTCCGGATGATCTACTTTCCAATCATTCGGCACATCTTCTTTGTAGTCGCTGATCCAGCGGTGACGTTTTACTGTTGCCAGAACCCACGTTTCCAGCTCTGGCAGTTTTTTACATACAGGAATCCATTCATCCTTGCTTTGTTCAGCTTTCAATTCCCGATGCAAAGAGATCGTTCTCTCCACCATTTTCCGGGCAGTCTCTTCAAATCCCTGGATCTCTTCCGGAGTCTTTCCGGTATCCTCGTATTCTGCCAGTCTGGCGATCAGCTCGTCCTTTTTGGCAGAGGACCAATAGCCGGTCTTGATTCCGTTTACTCGTTTACTCGTTAAGCGTTCCATTCTCTGACTCCTTGTCTTCTGTCCAGCCTTCACAGGCATCTTCTCCTGCTGCCGGTGTCCAATCGCAGGTGTATTCGAACAGGCAGTTCGAACAGGTTTTCTCATTCATTTTCATTCCGTCCTTTAAATTTTTCGATTATCATTTTTCTGATATCCCCTTCTTCTCGTGTAGGCAACATCCACCCACTTTGTAGTGCAACCATCCTTTTCCACTCTTTTTCTTCTCTTTCCACGGCTCCAGATACACGATATTTCCAGATTCTCCGCAAATTCCGTACCTCACTCCGCGGAGTGGTTCTTTCTGCGGTCGACACTTATCGCATTCTGTGCAATCAATGTACTCTCGCCCAGCTAACATAACACTCATCGCCCTAAGCCCCAATCTTCATCCTGATTTCTTCCAGCTTCTTCGGATCGATTTCTTTTACCTCTGCGGCTGCTGCCCTCCTACTCTATCGGTTTTCCGCAGTGCGGACACATCTTATCCCACCGCCCCCAGCAAAGTTATCTACTATCAATTCTCCGTTAATCATCGTTGTTCCGTCTCCTCACTTCATAAAATCCGCCATACTCATTTGAACAGGTTGATTTTTTTCTTCTGCCGCCCGCTTACGTCTGATTTCTTCCAGCTCTTCCAGACGTTCCGGCTTCAGCCATTTGTCAGCTCGCATTTGGTCTACGGTCTGTAAATTCTCATAGCCAAAGGCGATCAGTTTCCTTTCCAATCTCTCGATCTTCTTTTCCTGTGCCTGCTGCCGCAACTCTTTCTTCCTCGTTTGCTTGGACTTTTGCAAATCTGATTCGTGGTATACAGTGATTCCGTTCTGGATATCCTGTAAATCCTGCATCAAATCCCGTGCTTCCGTCCTGGCTGCCCGAACATTGAGGACTTCTGCTTTTAGGCTCTTATCTATCAGGCGATAGGAGGCGTTATTCATTTCCCACTTCTCCAAGATCTCATCCCGTTGCACTTTTATGTATGCCCGGCAGATATCTAGGCTGACAGGCTTATCAAATACCTTCAATCCTTTTGTGATGGTCGTCCACTCTTCGCCGTCAAACAAGGATAGCTGCTCTCCTTCGCGTCGCCTGCCACTTTTTTTCAGGTCGTAATATACATTGCCTTTTTTCTTGTCCAGTTCTTTGCCAAGTATCGGACAAAAGCCATAGTTTCTTTCGCACCAGTGCGTGCACCGTTCAGGTCTATAGTTGATATACCATTCTCTTGCGCGTTCGTTATAATATGCATGATTTCTGCACACCCGCCCATGACGTTTTTCGACCAGCTCCTTATATTTTCTTTTTTCTTCTTCCAGACGCTCGTCGTTCTTTTTCTCAACACTGGCGTTGTAATTATAATCATCCTTTGTTCGATGGCATACGCACCAGCACTGTATACACAGTCCGCCGCCTTGCGTTCCATACAACTTCGGATCGTTTTGTGGACAATCTGGCTTGTCATACGGACATCTTATAACAGGGTTATCATTTTCATGGCACCAGTCAATTCCAGCCGTTGACATGTTTCCAATCACATTTCTGCCCTTTACATACAAGCCGCAACCTGTTTTGTAGACAAAATTATCACTATATCTATGGACGTATTCAAACCCCCCATAAATGTTCTCCAGTGGGCTTTTACCATAACATCCACCGGGCAGCCTAACCTTGTCTGTCGGGAAATTGTCCACAGTGTATCCTGCTGCCAGAAGGGCTTGTGTCAAAAGATTGTACTCCGCCACTTTTCCACCTTCTTTAAATCCCTTGGCAAGGACGCATCCCGAAAAAGTTTTCCATTTGCTCCCGCAGCTCCCCCGGCGTCTTGTCATATTCTTTTGCGATGCACTTTTCGCAACATGGGTATTTGTACGCCAGTGTCTTGGATATTCTGGCATCCCAGCTATTCAGGCGCGCACCACAGCTATTACACTCTTTATCTAACCACTTAACCCTCTTCATCTGCTATGTACTCCTCGCACGCATCTTCATCGCCCGCCGGATGCCAGTCACAAAACTCATCATACCAGCAGTTCCAACACGCTCTATTATTCTGCGATTCTGTCATTTTCCAACTCTTCCTTTCTCCGTCTCAATCCCTCACAGATAGCAGCAAACGCCGCATCCCAACCCTTGGCATAGTCGTCCGTCGCATCGCAGCCGCCCATCTCTTTCGCTTTCTGGAGAATTTCTTCGCGGATCCGGGCTCTCTCCCTATCCAGCACCATCTCATCCATGCGTTTTTTAAAGCGACGATTCTTTGCATCAATCTGCTGCCAGTCAGTTTCCAGCTTTAATTCTCCGGCGCAGTGCTGTACGTCCGTAAATTCCGCCGTCAGAGCTCTCTCTGCCTCTTCCTCGGTCACGGGTGTAGGATTCTCGCATCTTAATACTCGCGCCAGTTTAAGCGCCGCTTTCGCCAGCTCTGCCGCCTCTTCTCCCATCTGTTCCAGCATGGCTGCTCTTCCAATTCTTTCGATTATCATTTATTTCCTCCCTATCCCATGTTTTAAGGCGCACATCGTACAAACTGCTGCCGCCTTGATTTTTTCCTGTTCCGGTCTATGCCAGCACGCTGCCCCGCATTCCGGGCACTTAACTACTTTCCATCCTGGGCGACTTTTTGGCACATTTGCCACCATCGGCATCATCAGATAGCTGCCGGACTCAGACGGTTTCCTTGGCGTAAGTTTTACTTCTATCATTTTTTGCTCCTCCATAGCTTCTTTCAGAATCTGCTGCCAGCCTTTCCCATTGTTCGTGATTTCGAAACTTGTTCTCGGTAGGCGCTCCAGGCCCCTATCTCCAATCCAGCCTCTTTCCTCGGTAATACACCGCCAGCTCCGCATAGGTCGCGTCATGTCCATCCGACAGGCGAACCAAACGCCTGTGCTTGCTGACGACTCTCGCCACCCTGTAGACTGTTATCTCTCCGCCGTCAACTCTTTTTCCGCCATATATCGGTATTCTCAGGCATTCGCCCTCTTTTATCCGCTTTCTGGTGGCATCCAGCTCTTTCTGCCAGATCCCCTGCTTTCTCAGCCGCTCCTCTTCCTCTTTCCACCGCTGTTTTTCTTCCTCGCTGCCGCTGAGGGAGTAGAGTGCTTTGATTCCCGAGCGACCGCCGCCCTCCTGGATCACCTTACCCTTGTTTCGGAGCGACCGGATGACTGAGTTCGTCTGGGTGTTGGTTTCTCCGATCGCCGCCGCCAGATCACTGAGTCCCATTTTCTTGCCATTACCGAGTGCTTTCAGGATCTTACTTCTCATCCTGTCCATGTTTGGGTTTGCTATAAATGTCACTTTCACACCTCCCCTCGCTTAACATCTTCTTTTTCTGGCTTTTCCGGGAGGCGGAACAGCTTTCTGGCGCATCCTGGCGTAAATATAATACTGACCATTCCATCTGTTGTGCCGGATTTCTGCCTCGACAAATTCATATCTGTCCTTTGCGTACCACCGCTCCAGATGCTCCTGCACCGGCAGCTCCCCCCGCACTATCTTATTAACGTGAGACTGCTTGGTCTTGTAGTGGTTTTTGGTCTCCTTCGGCTTCCGGAGGTTCTTGGACGGTGTCCACGTTTTCTGATATTTTCCTTTGTCCTTTCCCTTCGGCTTTGATATGTATTTAGCCATTCCGACCAGACCATTCTCGTCCTTTTCCAGACGGCGCACCTGGTTACGCTTACCGTAGATCCACAGGCTCTCGACAATGTCCATCTCTATGTCCCCATCAAGGACTATGTGATGATGCCATCTGCCCTTATCGCCCTGCTCCGTCACATAGACGTATCTTGCATTCGGCAGGCCACGCTTCCGGCGCTGGTAGTTGAGCCTCCGGATGTAATTTTGCATATTGCTCCGCGCCACCTCCATGCTGACCGGAGCATAGTCGGCGGAATATGTGAAGGTCGCCCAGATGTCGCCGTCCCCAAAATTCGCATTGATAACCCGCTCGCACTGCTTCCGGCTGTTCTTCTCGTTGAGGTCCCGCTTTGCTTTCGGGTCCAGCTTTCTCCGTCCCGCCTCCGGAATCTCCCCCACTCTCTTGCGGGTAAACTCTGGGTAGATCTCAACCTCCAGCTGTTCTGCTGCCCGGATCTCCTTTGTTGCATAGATATATCTGACCGTTCCCTCTTCCAGCGCCCTCTTTGCTGCCTCTTCCTCCAGATTCTCTATCTGATTCTGATATGCAGCCTCATAATCATAGGGGATATAGAATGGCTTCTTTCTGTGTCTCTTATCCTGCCCTTTAATCTGTCTCATGTGATCTACCTCTTTCGTTGACTTGATGGTATCCATTACAAGCCCGGAAAAGGCGGATTCCAAACGGTTCCGGAACGCTTTTCTGGACAGTTTGGAAATGCCTTAAATTCCGACTTTTATTGACTTTTGAGGTCGATCGTGCTATTGTATAGATACGATGTGTGTTGACCTAATCAGTCAATCTTTGGACATTCGGATCTTGACGGTTTCCGAATGTCCTTTTTATTTTGTAAAAACCAACAGCACCGTCTCTGCAAATGCGACAATTCCGAGTGCGATCGCTGCATCCAGTGTGATATGGCACCAGTTCATCGCCTCCTCATATCTTGCCTGCATTATATCCCGCTGCGTTCTGCTTCTCGTCTGGCGCTCTGGCTGGTACAGCTCAATAATCTTTCCTGCTCTCATGGTCGGTTCCCTCCTTTTTTTCTTGATCTGGTTCTGGCTTGCCATCATCGGCGGACACGTTGCCATCGTGCCCGGACAGGGTTCTCGGACCCTGTTTCGGCTTTTCGATCCGCTTTTATATGTATATCTCGTAATAGGTCCGGAGGTTGAGGTTTTGAAACTCATATTTCGGTGTGTCCTCCGGGCTTAACGGAGACATCAGCCCAAGCTCCTGCCAGTGCTTATGCGTAACCTCTGGGATGCAGCGGAACCTCTTGACCTCCGCCTCCAGGACATCCTGCACGCTCTGATCCCGGTATGCGATATTCTCTTTATACCCGGAATACAACTCTTTCTCGTCCCTAAAGATTCTGATCCGATCCGCTACTATCAAAACTCCGAGCAGCTCCTTTACCTTCATTTCGCTCCTTTCTCCCCCGAGATCCATTCGTACCATGCACTAAAATCTTCATCTGTCACGTGTCTGGTATAAAAACGCTTTCTTTTGTCCTTTTTTCTTCTCAACGGGCGCCCAGCCATTTTTCTGGCGTTATTTGTAAACAATGGCGCTTTTATTTCCTCAACCGTATTCATCTTGTTCTCGCCATCCTTTCACGATCCAGACACTCCGATCCTCATTACAGACACCGTAGCTGTCAGCATCCCGCACAAAGTAGATTTTCATCCCGTAAAATTGTTCGAACATAAGTTTGAATACCTTGAATTTATCCTCACAGTGGCGGCTGATTCCGTCCCACTCTTCGCATTTCCTCCGATCCTGCACCGTGAGCAGGGTTCCCTGTGTTTCCTTGGCTTTATTTCCCAGTGCCTCATCCCACTCGCTGACCGTACGGAACAACTCGCGCCATAACGGAGTGTTTACGAACTCATCTTCGTTAAATTTTGCCATTTGTTTCACCGCTTCATAAAATCCCTTCGCGCCCATTGCCTGTAACGCTGCAGGCGCATTTATGTTCACATTGTCATTTCTACAAATCCATCTTTCGAGAAAATCCGCTGTGTAAACCGGATGGTTGAGCCTTTTTACAATTTTTCTTTCTTTTAACGTCATTCCCTACGCCTCCTACAGAATTGCATTGCGCATCTCCGTCACCTATACCAGGCTTTCTTCCTCTGGCTCGCGGTCTTTGTATTCCTCATCAAATACTTCGATAACCACCTTCAGAAATAAGAATGGTTCAAGTCCATTTTTAAAGAGCGGCTTCATTGCTCTCGCCAGTGCTCTCGCAAAGCATTCGAACCCAACCATTTTCTTTATTTTTCCACCGCCGAAGCATCCGCCGAAGCCTGTGGCGTCCTCACTAACTCCCAGAGTCAGGACAATGTCCGCCTCTTCGTGCGAAACTTCGCCATCAATGGTTTTGATTTCCAATTCTACGTTTTTCATCGTTTTCCTCTCCTATCCTTATGCTATATCTTCCATCGGATCCTGCCCGGTCTTCTCCTTGTACTCTTTCAGCAGACGCAGGAGCAGCAACGTTCTTCCGGTTGGCGGCTTGTTAATGAGATTTCTCAGGTTCCGGGAGCTTGTCCCGATTCTCTCCGCCAGCTCTTCCTCCGTCCAGCCAGTCCGGGTCTTGATGGCATTCGCCCAGTCTTTAGACCAATACCAGTAATCTGGAGTTTTTAAAATTTCCCGCCCCATGATTGCCCTCCTTTCCCGTCGGTCGCACTATCAACCGGCTTCCTTTTCCATCTCGTTTCTCATTTTCAGCGCCATCAGGACACCGTAGATCACCTTGCTGTCGTCCTCGCTCAGCTCTTTGAGCATGGCTGCCATCTCTTCCGCGGCTTTTACTTTCTCGTTGATGTTTTCGTTCTTTCTCATGGTCTGCACTCCTTTCTGTTGTTTTCTCCCGCCTCCCGTCCTATACTGTACTTACAGATCCCCGCCAGGGTCGAGTACAGAAGAAAGGAGAACGGCTATGGAGAAAAAATATATTTCCGCTGGCACTATACATAAATGCCCCTATAGCAAACAGGTTGAACTGGTAACATTCGACTCAGGAAATGGTTATCACTGCAATTTCCATCCAGAATGTTCGCTTGCTTCTTGCCCGCTTCGGAATCATATTGATTCTACAATTTCTTTGGAGTCCCGTTAGGGGCTCCTCTTTTTCTTCTTTTTGCCACAAAGTAGCCGTAGCCCTTATCGTATTCGATTGTCACCGTCTGACTCTGCTCAATTCCGAATCCAGCCATGTTTCCGGTCAGCTCGGTAATGTCGCTTTCTTTTCCGATTAAGAAATCTACTTTTTCAGCATCTCCTGTTTCAACGGCTTCTGCGTCCTTATCTAATCCATAGTGTTTATAGATTTCTGTAATCCAGCCGCTGTACTCTTCTGCATTCATTCTTATCGCCTCTCTTTCCGCCGGGGACATTGCCCCGGCTCTATGTAATTAATGAAGGTAAATCGTGCTGCCGTCCGCGAACATTCCGCAGGCAGCCCAGTCCTTTGTTACCTCAAACGGGTTTAAGGATGGGGTTGTGAATGTGAATGAACCAAGGCAGAAATAAAACTCGCCGTCGGCTGTAAATTCAGCCTCCCACTTCACGGACTTTAAAGCCTTTAAGAAGCGGTTGTTATTGTGGGTGGAAGCTTCGAACGCTTCCTTTATGGTTTCAAAAATTTTAAATTCCATTTTGTTTTCCTCACTTTCTTGTTCCTTATAGCTACATTATAGTTCCTTAAAGGGATTCTGTCAATATTTTTTTGTTCCCTTGGGGAACTTTTTTTATTGATTTTTTTCTTCGTTCGTGCTATTGTTATTTATAGAAAGCGAGGTGAACACCATGACACAAGGAGAGCGCGTCCATGAGATTCGAAAGAGTTTAAATCTCACGTTGGAGAAATTCGGAGAAAAGCTAGGTGTCGGAAAAACCGCTATTTTCAAGATAGAAAAGTCTGAGAACTCTCTGACCGACCAGATGGTTCGATCCATCTGTCGCGAATACAACGTCAGTTACGATTATCTTATTAATGGAGAGGGTGAGATATTTGACGACCTGCCGCAGACAGTTCTGGATGAGCTGTGCACTCAATATGATTTAAGCGATTTTGATCGAATGCTGGTTGCGATGTATGTGGAGCTCCCGAAGGAGCTGCGGGAACAGGCTGAAAATTGTATCAAGAAATTTTTAGAAAAGAAAAACAAGAAATCTGAGGATGTTTAGCACAAAAGAAAAGGAACCAGGGCGGCTGCCCTGATTCCCCTCCTGCTACTCGGTGTGACTATGTATATACACATACTGGATGAATCTGTAGATTCGTTCCAGTGCCTGCTGCGAAGTGATTTTGTCCAGCAGTTTTCCGATCTTGCAGCGTGTATCCATTCGCATCACCTTCTTCCTTATCTGATTCCATTCTAACCGATATGGAACAGTTCTGGAAGCATTTGGCGATGCTTTTCCCGATATCGGGAAACCGTTCGCAAGCCGGCTCGCTGGTTGTTTAAAAATGTTATAATCACTTATAGTCAGATTCGTATAAGTCACTTATTCTTACGCCAAGGGCGCGGGCGATGTCCTCCAGCTGTTTGAGGGTCGGCCACACAAGACCATTTTCGATATTATTCAGCGTGGTCTTTCCGATTCCAGTCAGCTCTTCAAGCTGTTTGAGTGTCAGGCCTTTTTCAGTTCTGGCTCGCCATGTTAAAACCTCTAGTTTCTTCATTGCCACATCCTCCGGTATTAGGATGTGTGATATTTTAAATTTTACAAAAGATTGGGGGAGGGTTATATGAAAAAGTGTATTTTGGTTTTATTATCTGCGTTGTCTCTTACCATTTCCGGATGCGCTGAGACTGTCAGCAAAGAGGATTACGATGCACTTTCCGAAACGCTGGATTCTTTCCGGAGAGAAAACGAACAGCTCAGAACGTCCAACAAGCGTATCAGTGATGAATTTGTACAATACAAGGAGTCTATGGCATATTATGAAACATTGTCAGACGAGCAGGTGCAACTACTACACGCCAAAGAAGCCGAAGAGGCTGCCCTGAAAGAATCAGAGGAGCAAGCTGGCTTTGAGACCGGAATCACATACGATCAGCTTGCTCGCAATCCTGACGACTATAAACAGAAAAAAGTCAAATTCCGTGGCCGCGTGTTGCAAGTGATTGAAAATAATATCATGAACGAATTACGGCTTGCTGTTGATGGGGATTCCGACAAAGTCCTTTACGTCAATTACTCATCCAGTCTTGCATCGTCCCGGATTTTAAAAGGTGACACAATCACGGTGTATGGTACTGCTTCCGGAATTAAAACCTATACCACCATTATGGGCGCGTCCGTTTCAGTTCCAAACATTTATATATCGCAGATAGATCAATGATTTTTAGAAAACAAAACCGTCCAGTGTTGGCGCACTGGACGGTCTTGGATGATTTGCTCTTGCAGATTGCTCCGCAGGGCCTGATACAATATAAACATATGCAACAATATTGTATCAGATCTCGGAGCATCCTTCAAGGGGTGTATTTTTTATACTCTTTTTTATATTTTGAAAGGATGGGTGGTATTTATGCCGAGGAAACAGAAACACCGCCTGCCGTCCGGATCTGTCCGGCTCCAGGCATATGATTATACAGATGAAAACGGTAAGAAACATTATAAAAGTTTTACAGCTCCGACGCTGGCGGAAGCGAAAGCCATGCGAAGTGAATGGCAGCTTGAACGAAAGCGCGGGCAAAAGAAAAAGGACAACTGCGACCTAACAGTCCAGGAGGCCGTCCGCAGGTACATTGACGCCAAAGACGGCGCCTTGTCCCCCGGAACGATACGCGGCTACGAATCTCTTTACAATGTTCGATTTTGTGGTCAGTTTGGAAAGTTGCACCTCGACGAATTAGACGATGAGGGCGTGCAGATCTGGATCTCCGATTTAAGCCGCCATCTGTCGCCTAAAACGGTTAGCAATACCTATGGCCTTTTTCTTCCGGCGATCAAAATGTTTCAAAAGCACGTGTTTTTTGACGTGACATTACCTGCCAAAGAGCGCCCGGAGCTGTACTGTCCATCCGATTCCGACGTGAAAACCTTTATTCAATTAATCGCAAGCGATCCAGAACTGGAAAGAGCCGTTCTGCTGGCTGCGTTCGGTCCTTTGCGCCGCGGAGAAATTTGCGCTCTGACAGACAAGGACATTCGCGGGAATATTGTGATCGTAAATAAGAGCCGCGTACGCGATAAAAACGGCCAATGGCTCATCAAAAAAACTCCCAAAACTTACGCCTCAAACCGACACGTCGAATTTCCGACGCAGGTAATCGAGAGACTGTCCGGCATCAAGGGATATTTAGTCCCAACAAATCCGGATGCGATTGCAAAGCGTTTCAAAAGAGCCTTGTCGCGATCCGGACTTCCAGAATTTCGTTTCCACGATTTTCGCCACTATTCCGCTTCGATCATGCACGCCATCGGCGTTCCGGATCAGTACATTATCCAGCGGGGCGGCTGGCAGACTGATAACATGATGAAAGCCGTCTACCGGGATGCCATCTCCGAAGAGGCTCAGAAACAGACAATCGTCATCAATCAGCACTTTGCTCTCATCAGTTCCGGAGGACAGATCCCGTGTGATATTCCGTGTGATATTAGCACTGAAAAACGTGTTCCATAAGCGGAATAATTCATTCCGCTTTTAAACCACAAAACACAAGAAAAGCCTTGAAAACAAAGGAAAAACCAATGTTTTCAAGGCTTAAATAAAAGAGCGCGAGACGGGACTCGAACCCGCGGCCTCGACCTTGGCAAGGTCGCGC